CCCCCTCCCCCCCCGCGGGGCAGCCTGCGCCGCCGCGGCCGCGCAGACCGGAATCGAGGATCTCACGGCAGATGTCCTCGTCGGACATCTCAAAGAGCGCCTTTTCAAAGGCGGCGTAGCCGTCGTGGGCAAGGTATTCGTCAATGTCCTCGGCGTCCGTCGTGCCGCAGTTTTCCAGCACCACGCGCTGCTGCTTGGCGTAAAAGGGGATCTCGTTGTGCTTGGCGTACCGCACGCCATTGAGCTCATAGAGCAGGCGCTCGACCGCCTCGCCGCCGAGGATGGTCCTTTCAATGATCTCGTCGCAGTCCTCAAGCCTGACGTGCGTGTAAAGGAAGCCCTCCGGCTCGATCTGAAGCAGCGGCCCCATTTCGCAGAAGCCGTGGCAGCCGCTCTTTTTGAAGTGGATGGCGTCGTCTCCGCCCTCATGGCGCAGCGCGACGCGCGTTTTCAGCCCACGCTTTTCACACTCGGACTTCAGGTAGTCGTAGATCTTCAGCGAGCCGCCCGCAATGCAGCCCGTGCCCGCGCAGACAAGGACCTCGCGCCGGTCCGCCGCGAGCAGCTCCTTGGCCTGTACGCGCAGAGCGCCGAGCCGTTCTCTCGTCAGTTCAGCCATTTGCAGCGCCCTCCCTTGCACGAATGTCCTCAAGCAGCGCAAGCGCTGTTTCGGGATCCATCTTCGCGTGTACCTCGCCGTCGATCGTCATGACCGGCGCAAGGCCGCACGCGCCGAGGCACGCCACGGTCTCCAGCGTGAACAGCCCGTCGTCTGAGGTCTTTTTCTTGCCGGAAAGACCCAGATACTCATACACCGCATCGTAGATCGGGCCGGATTTGCGCACATGGCAGGCTGTGCCGGCGCAGACCTTGATGATGTGCTTTCCCTTGGCTTCGAGCGAGAAGTTCTCGTAAAACGTTGCTACGCTGTAGACGCGGGATACGCTGATATCCAGCGCATCAGCGATGAGCGTCAGGTTTGCCTCGCTCAAGTAGTTGTACTCCGCCTGCACATCCTGCAAAATCGCGATAAGATTTGCCGCATTGTTCTCATGCACGGTAAGGATGCTCAGGACCTTCTCTGTGTCAGGTTTCATGGTTGCCCCTCCTATCTAATCCTGACAGCGATTATACCGTAAATATTTTAGCGTTTTCAACATATTGCTACAAAAACAGCGATTGATAATTTCTATGTATGAATCTACTTAATATTTTTTGATAGGCATTTTGTATTAGATAAGCTACGCTCCATGGGTAAGGAAGCCTCAGTACAAACGTGTTACCCTGGGCCAGAAGCCAGATGACTTAGAGCAGCACTGATATTCAATGAAGCCTTATTGATCCAGCTAATGCAAAAGGCAACACAGCCCGTGCATATTTTGCACCGCTGTAAACCTGCTAAAAAGTCAAGCCCTAATTAAAAAAGTTATCGGCAGGAAAAGAGTATAGCAAAACAGAGGCGGCAAAGCGGATCGCTTGGCCGCCTCAAATAAAGTATTGGAGATAAAGGCTTTGGAGCACCTCTCTCAGCTCTGATGTGCTCATCGAAGCCTGTGCTGTAATAAGAATGACACCTTGTCCGCAGATAATTTGTATGTCTGCGTCCGGCATAATACCGGCGTTTTCCATAAGCTCATCTGGAATAGCGATTGATTTTGGCGCACTATCAAGTTCTTGCAGCGAGGCAGACGCTATTAGTAATTCGCGGTAGACATTGGCTTCTTGATCGTTGGAAATAAAGGAAACAAAGACATCACCCCCGATATCCAGGCCCATCTCATGAATAGCCTCCGCAGGGATGATGAGGCTTCCGCTTTCATCAACAGAATACTTATCTTCAACAATTGTGATAGAGATCGACCTCTCTTTCTTCCATTCTCGGCAATCCCACAGAGAACTGTATTGTCCCTAAGATTGAAAAACAAGAAATGAAGATACTCCATCCTGACCATATCCGTGCATATCTGGATGCTGCCGAACGACGGGGTGTCCTCCCTATGTTCTATCTGGAATTGATCAGCGGCTTGAGAAAAGGCGAGTTGGTGGCATTGCAATGGACCGACCTTGATGAAGCCAACTGCACCATCTCCGTCAGCAAGCAAGCCAGTTGGGACACAGATGGAACGCTTATCCTAAGCCAGCCCAAAACTGGGAACTCCATCCGAGAGGTATCTATCCCGCAGGACGCCGTGGAGCTGCTGAAGCAGGAACACACCAAGCATCCCGATAATCCGTGGATGTTCCCGTCCAGTAGAACAGGCGAAATGTATCGCCCTGATTCAGTGGTAAACCTCCACAAGAAAATTCTCAAAGACGCAGGACTGGAGCACATACGCTTTCATGATCTGCGACACACATTCGCAACTTTAGCACTCCAGAACGGTGCGGACGTGAAAACGGTCAGCAGTATGCTCGGACATTGCGATGCAGGCTTTACCCTTCGCACTTATACGCACACAACAAGGCAAATGCAGCGGAATGCTGCGGAGAAGATGGGAGACTTCATGGCGCAAATCATGTAGGAAACAAGAACGCCCAAAGAGCACCGGAAAGGGTAGTCCTTTCTGGTGCTCTTTGAATGTTTCCGCGCATTTCGTTATGTGGGTCATGGCGTGGGTCAAAGGGACTGCTTCCACTTGATGATACAAATTGCCAGAACAGGTAGACGAAAGCTTTCGGACCGACTACGGGCAATTGGTTGTAAGGTAAAGCGTATTTTTCAAAAAACAAATACAGCAAAATGGTGCAAAAAAGTCCGGTATCCATAGGATATCGGACTTTTTGGTGGAGCAGAGCAGAGCTTAAACGAACACTCAGCCTCGTTATTCTCTACTGCGTTAACTGCGGATTCTATTGGGATCTGGATTGTATTTTTATTGCCGGAGAAACTGAACACCAGCCGCAGATCATCGTCATAAGCATACACCGCGACCAGGAATGTGTCAAATAGGCGCGCTTGGTACTTCTTATCGTGAACATCGCCATCTCGGAACATCTCCAAGCCGGATATAATGTCATCGCGGCTGACAGTCACGATGTCTGCCCGAGCCGCTGCGATATTAGCTTTGATGGTAGCGCGCTCAGACTCCAACTCGACCAGCCTGCTTTTCGTGGTTTCGGTGATGATGCCCTGCTCGATGGCGGACATGATGTTTTTTATGCCATGCTCCGTGCCGGCGAGTTGGTCTTCCAAAATGCCGACCTTGCTCTCGGCTTCCTTGCGCTCATTGTAGGCGACCGTGCTGTCGGCGATCCACTCGATAACATCGTCCTTCAGAGCGTAGTCCTTGATGGCCTGGGCGACCTGCAGCTCAATTTCATCTCGGCGCACATTCTTTTTGTCGCAGGTCTTTTCCGTTCGACGCTTCTGGCAGACGTAGTAGTAATGCAAGTTGCCGGAGCGTCCGGTGCCGGAGACGCCAGTCATGGGGCTTTTACAATGCCCGCAGAACAGCTTGCCGGTAAGCAGATAGTCACCATTGACGCGGTGACGCCCTTGCGGATTCTTCTTCGTGGTGATCACCTCCTGGACCTTGAAGTAAAGCTCGTCGCTGATAATCCTCGGGATGCCGCCCTCTTTGCGGACATCGCCGTAGATATAGATGCCGCGATACCGTTCGTTGGAAAGGATCTTCTGAAAGCTCGACCGCCCCCACGGGCGACCGTACGAGGTCTTGATTCCCCGGGCGTTCAGGCTGGCCATGATATCAACGAAAGCCTCACCGCAGGAAACGCGAGTGAATATCTCCCGGATAACCGCAGCCTTCGGCTCGTCGATGGCATAGTGCAGCGTTTCGTCCGCTTTATAGCCGTAGGGCAGATGGCCGTTCGCCACCATGCAATTCGCGGCGTTGTCATACAGGCCGCGCTTGATGTCCTCGGCCATATTCTCGGAATAGAACTGGTTGACATTCATCATCGAGCGGGCGGCGAAGCGTCCAGCTGCAGTATCGTCGAAATCCTCCTCCACATAGAGAACGCGAACGCCAAGATCCTGAAGTCGAGCTTCGTTGATCAGAGCCTCCAGCATATTGCGCCCCATGCGGTTAGACTTCCACGCGATTACATAGCGGAACTTCCCTTTTGCAGCGTCAGTCATCATGCGCTGGAAGTCACGGCGCTTGTCGGTGCGGCCAGAAACGGCGCGGTCGGCATAGGTGTCGATGATCTTGATGCCATACTCTGCCGCCAGCTCGTAGCCCTTTTCAAACTGCTGCTCTACGGAAATGTCCTTCTGGTTGTGGCTACTGTACCGGCCGTAAAGAACGCCCGGTTCTTCGGTTTCCAGCTTCTTGCCCCGTTTTGGCTTGGCCGGGTGCTTTGTAGGTTTTTTAGGCACAGCGCCACCTCCTTCTTCTAACGATAGATTTCCTAAGATAGAAATACAGAAACAGATAACAGTTTACAGATACAGTATCAGTTACAGATACAGAGACAGTAACAGTGCGCGCCCGATCGCGCGCACCCGCGCACGCGCACGCGAGGTATCGCTATGGTATGGATACGGTATAGATACCCTATCCATAGGGTATCAGATGCCGAGAAGCTGGCGCTTCTTCGCATCGAATTCCTCTTGCGTCAGAATGCCATCGTCAAGCAAGCCTTTCAGGCCGCGGATCTCCTCAATGACAGAAACGACCTTGCCCTCCGGCGCTGCGGTCTTTTCTGCGCCGAAGTTTGAAATATAATCCCGGACCTGGATTGCTGTGTTTAATTCGGACTTCGTAAAGAAAAAGTTCTGCTCGGCACCAAGCGCAGCGCTGATGCCAAGACCTAAACTGACGCCCGAACTGGCGGCTTGCGCCGTGCGGAATGTAATGGACCCGGGGCTGATGGCTCGCGGCTCTTTCAGCGAAAAGGACTGGATTTTAGAGATGGGATAGGTGTCCTCTTTCCTCTTTGCTTCGACGATCAGATTAGCCCCCTTGATGTGCAGCGTAAAGCCATTCATGCACTTCAAGGTAATATCGGAATTATCCATTGCAAGGCCTCCTTCTTTTGGTTTCGTACTTCTGCATAATAAAAAGTCCGTCGAAAGTGATAATATATCTTTTTTAACAAAAATGACCAAATTCTGCTATACTGTTGATACTGTCGGCAGGCAATTTAACGAAAGGGGACAATTTACATGAGAGAACTGCGCTGGGACAATGTGCGAGGGATCTATCTGCGCCTGCCGCCGGAAAAACAGCAGGACTTTACTGCTTATCTCCGTTCGTTGCAAGATAACGAAGGTAGTTCAGAGCCTCCAACCGCTGAGCCTCGGAAAGAGACTCAAACAACTGCATAGCTTCAATTTCGTGCTCATCTCCGGCGCCAGGGATGAGCGCGTTTTTTTCGCTCTCCTCCTGGAGCAGATCCACCGGCATATCGTCAGCCTTGAGAAACAGGTCGTTAAGAGTCATGCCCATGCCCTGGGCGATTTTTTTTAGAGCGGTCAAGGACGGGGTCACCGGAAGCCCTGTCTTGGGATTGCTATTCCGCTCCAGCATGGAAATATAGCCATTCGACAATCCGCACATATTAGCAAATTGCCGTTGAGAAATACCGTGTTCTTTGCGAAAATCCATTACTAATTCTCTAAGTGTCATGGTTTTCTTCCTCCCTCGCGTGTTTAATATATTATACATTGTGAAGCGTGGCGTGTCAATGCGACTGTGAAATTTATTGAACAAATTTTGTGCAACCCACTTGACAGGCTTTTATGCGTGGTGTACTATGTCTGTGTAATCGGTTGAACACTTCGTCAACCAAGAAAGGAGGAATTCAAGTGGGCTACAAGATCAAGGAACTGCGCGAAGCTCTGAAAATGACCCAAGAAGAGCTTGCGGAAAAGAGCGGAGTGAGCCGTGGCACCATCTCTGCGCTTGAAAATGGCGTGGATCGGACTACGACCTCGAAAACACTGGTCAAGCTCGCGCAGGCACTCAACACCAGCGTAGACCGTATTTTTTTTACCGAGGGTGTTTAATCAGCTAAACACTCGACGAGGAGGTGACCGATTTGAGCAGCACTCGCTGTTGCAACGATTGCCCGATACCCCTCGAAGGTGAGCTGGTAGACGAAGTACATATCCGCACAGAAGACATTCCCGAGTTCATGCGGGACAACCTGGCCGCCGCGACGCTGGACCTGATCCACTCGATACTGCGCCAGCCGGGAGGCCGGGAGGCGCTGGACGCGAGGACTGCCGCCAGACACGCGGCCAAAGCCGCGAAATGAAAGGAGCTGAAAGAATGGCATATTACCGGACTTGCCCGCTTTGCGGGAGCAATAATGACCCGGGCGAAGCCTGTGATTGCCGCGAAACGAAAAAAGAGGCCGCCCCGCTGCATCGGGAACGACCTCGGGCAAATGCTTACCCATTGCCAGTTTATCAACCGTTTTGCCCTAAGTCAAGGGCGGAGGAGGTGCGACCGTGGCTGAAGAGTTGAGAGAGCTGCGGCTTTCCAAACAGATCCCCGCCAAGGACATGGTCGCTGTCGTGCAGCAGATTTATCCCAAGTATGACAAGACCGTCCAGAGCAAATGCGAAAACGGCGAGGTTTACGGCGTAAGCCTGCGGCCAGACGCGATGGCGGCGCTCTACGCGCACTTCGCGCCGGAGCTGGCAGAGGGCCGCAAAGCGGTCAAAAAGGACGCGCACCGGCTGACCTGTCGTATCTCGGCAAGGCTCGAAACCGCCGACTACGAGGCGTTGCAACGGCTGATAGAGGCTGAGGGCTACGCCACCACACAGGACTGGCTGACCGCCACCGTCCGCCGCTACATCGCAGAGGCAGGTGAAACCGAATGAACTACGATCTGCCAGACCACCCCGTTATCCAAAACATGGAGCGCACCGGCTACCCGGACGGCAAGGAGCCGACCTTCCCGATTTGCCCCGTCTGTGGTGAAGAGTGCGAGGAAATTTTCAGAGACAAAGATTTGAATATCGTCGGCTGCGATATCTGCATCAAGCAGTCCGACGCATGGGAGGAGCCGGAGTGCTTCCCCGGAAAGGAGCATTGATGAAAGGACTGGTTATCACTACCGAAAACAAGATGCAGGTCAGGGAGTTCGGCGAGCCTGCCTATGAGACCATCGGAAAGGCTGTCGGCGGATGGATCGAGGTCGTACACCCGAAGGGCCTGCCCAATCCGTTCTGCATGGTCGTCAACGAGGAAGGACTGCTGCACGGTCTGCCGCTCAATTTGTTCGGCTGCATTCTCTACGATACCGTGCGCCACGGAAATCCCATTGTCGGAAACATCGTGATTCTCAAAGAAGGCTTCACCACGCCTGGCGAGAGAGACTTTATCGGGCTGGACGAGGACGACGTCAAATTCCTCGGCGCAATGGCCGTCAGTCTGAGCGGCGGCGGCATCAAGTGGGAAAGCGAGGCGCGATAATGGCAAAGTTCTATTTTACCTACGGCACGGACGGTCAGCCGTTTTTCGGCGGCTGGACTGAGGTCGAAGCCCCGGACGCTCACGCGGCCTGTGCTGCATTCCGCGCCTATCACCCCGATAAGACCGAGGGCTTAGTGAATTGCTCCAGCATCTATGACGAGGAGAAGTTCAAGCTGACCGAAATGTACCGGGAAAGCAATTTCGGTTTCCGGTGCCACGAAATCATCACTCTGCGGCGCGAAGCCGCTACCAACTGAAAGGAGCTATCACCATGATTAGAAACCCGAATGACATCCAGGAGGGCGCGAAGAAAATCCGCATGCTGATCGCCGGTTATCCCGGCATCGGAAAATCCACTCTGGCGCTGTCCGCCCCCAATCCCCTGCACATCGACGTTGACTTCGGTATCGACCGCATCGAGCCGCGCTACCGCAAGCCGTACATCCAGCCCCAGAGCTATGACGAAATCCTGGGCGACCTCACCCCGATCAATCTTCAGGACTTTGATACCCTTGTCTTCGACACCGGCGGCAAGCTCATTTCCCTCATGTCCCTGTGGGCTATCAAGAAAGACCCAAAGTATGGCCAGCGCGACGGCAGCCTCTCCCTCAAAGGCTACGGCTTTGTCGGCAAGGAATTCGTCCGGCTGATGGACTACTGCTTCTATGAGCTGCAGAAGAACATCGTCATCGTGTTCCACGCCACGGAGGAAAAGGACGGCGACAACACCCGCCTCCGTATCAAGGTCGAGGGCCAGACGAAAAACAACGTCTGGGAGCCTATGGACCTGGGCGGCTTCGTGGAGATTTACGGCAATGACCGCACCATCGGCTTCTCCAACTGCGAGAGGTATTTCGCCAAGGGGACGCGCGGTATCTCCGGCATTCGCAAAATCCCCGCACTCGGCCCGACCAGCCCTAACGACTTCCTGACGAAGCTGTTCGCCGAGTACAACGCCAAGGCCACCGCCGAGGTCGAGCAGAACGCAGTCGATCAGGCGGCATACGAGGCCGCGATGGTTGAGGGCTCGGCCATCATCGCCGACATCGTCGATGCAGACACCGCCAACGCCGCCATGCCGAAATATCAGGCCATTAAGCACGCGCTGACCTCCAACAAGGAGCTGGGAGTTCTCTGGAACAAAAAGATCAAGGAATGCGGCCTGTTCTTCGACAAGGTTTTGAAGAAATACACGCCCGCGCCCGAGGAGGCAAAGGAGGCGGAGTAAATGGGACGCTACCTGATGACCCATTCCCTGTTGGCGTCCTGGCTCTACACCATGAAAGAAAACCCCTACGAGGACATGACGACAGAGCGCGATCCGATGGGCGAATTCATGCAGACGCTGCGCCGTGAGCCGACGCCGACCACGGAGGCCATGCAGAACGGCATCAAGTTCGAGGACATGGTGACGGACATCATCAACGGCCGCGCCGACCCCAACGATCCGTGGCATGCCGCCGCAGAAAAGGTCGCCCGGCGCTGCGCCGGTGGCGTCCTCCAGTACAAAGCCAAGAAGATTGTGGAGGTCGGCGGTATGAGCCTTCTTCTGTATGGCCGTCTGGACTGCTTGAAAGCGGGGGAGATCATCGACATCAAATTCACCAAGAGCTACGACACCGGCAAGTTCTTTTCCAGCACACAGCACCCCACCTACTTCGAGTTAATCCCCGAAGCACGGCAGTTTACCTACATCGCCAGCAACGGGCGCGATGTATGGCCGGAAACATACTTCCGTGAGGACGCTCCCAGCATCTTCCCTGTCATTTCCGACTTCTTCGACTGGCTCCGGGCGGTGGATCTGATGCAGGTATACCAGGAGAAGTGGGCGACGCTATGAACGGCAAGCTGAAAGACTGGTCGTTCTCCCGCACCGGAGAAAGCGTGCTGACCATCACGACCAGAGAGAGCTGCAAGAAGCTGTGGGACGCGCTCGGCGATCAGGAGATCACATTCTCCATCAAAAGGCGCGTCATCCCCCGAAGTCTCAACGCGAACAACTACGCATGGTCGCTGATTGAGAAGCTGGCCGTCGCGGTGAAGTCGGACAAGGACTCCGTTTACGAGGAAATGCTCCGGCGCTACGGCACCGGCGAGACATACACCGACGAGGCCGGAAACGAGTGCAAGGTGCTGTTCTCCCTGCGGGAGGGCGTCCCTCCCCGCCCCGCGGGCCCGGGGAAGCGGCCCCCCCCGCCGCCCTCCC